TACACTCCTTTTAAGTAGTATACAATATTTATTAACTAAAGTCTAAGGATTTGGTTAACCAACGGCTTTTTTGGCCATTTTTTCTACAGTTTTTTCTGCGTTGGGTTTTGATCCGCCGCCAGTGGATCCGCCACCTTCACCGTCTGGGGTTTCGGTTTCGTTCTTTTTAAATATGATAATATTTTCGCCAGTGATACTGTCGGTGCTCAATTTTTCAACTACATTATCTAATGCACCCGAATCAACTGCGGACTTGACTGTTTCATAAGTAAATGCCGAAGTCTTGTCCATGCCATTGAGTTTCTTTAACAACTTGTTGACTGGATATTGCGGATCATGATGATGGAACAATAATTCCTGTCTTAGTGGTTCCAGGATGCTGATGATTGCGTCAAAGTTTTTACTTTTGCTTTCACTGTGCTTGGGATCACTTAAATCTTCATCGTCTTCATTGTCAGTCTTGGGCTTGGGATTTGGTGCAGGAGGTGCGCCCATTCCTGCTGCCATGGGATTTGCTGGAGGTAGTCCACCACCCATTGGATCTACCGGAGGCATAGCACCACCGCCTGGCATCATTAAATCGTCCTGTGGACCTGCTTCAAATATTATGTCGCGAATTTTCATATTAACGACGTGATCTTCCTAGTTCCTCTGGGCCGCCGGCAGCAGCATCTGTGCCACCAAATTCATCACCGCCTAAGTCTTGATCAAAATCACTTTCACCGCCAGGCATACCACCGCCCATGCCCATGTCACCGCCAGGCATACCACCGCCCATGCCCATGTCACCGCCAGGCATACCGCCACCAGGCTGTTCTTCACCAGCAAGTTGGCGCACTGCCGAATCACTGCTGTCTCTACTTTGTTGTAGATTTTGATATAAATTTTGTAGTGCTGGAGTCATTGCACTTTTAAATGCTTCGGCCTGTTCGCTGCCAATTTGGTCACGAATTGTATCTACCAATGCAGGCATTTCTTCGTTTTGCATTTTGCTGATTTTTTCCAACATGTCTTGGATACCATCCACAATGCTCTTGGCTGCAAGTACTGCCTCGCTCTTGCCCATTTCGCTTTCAAACAAACCTTGCTCGCTGGTCAACCAACGATCAAGTCCCTCTTTAACCATCATCAATTCCATGTATTTGGGATTCTTTTCGGCAGTGTGTGCTCCAAAGGATTTTTTAATACTACGAATATTTTCTGTTAATGCAGTACTCAAACGTTGAGCCTTGGCATAAGTCAAGTTATCATAGTCAATGGAAAAACCAAAACTTCTTTCCATAACTTTGTTAATCTTTTGTGGCGTAACGCCGGTGTGCATTTCTGAGAGTCTCATGTTTATATTCCTAAACTTATACAGTATTTATATCTATAGCCATACTTTGTTAAACTTAGCGATTTTGTGCATGGCAAATAGTTTGATTTTTGCGTCTGCCAACAGTTTTTCCGCTATATCTAACCGTGTTTGCTTTATATCAACTGCTACATAATCTTTTTGATTTCGGGCACTTTTTACCCCATTTTGCAGTGCCCGGGAATCCATATAATGTTTATTTATTTCCTGATCCAGTTCCAGCAGTTGATCGGCTGTTTTATATTTTTGTTTTATTGTGTATATGGTATACAGTATGGCATTTGTTTTAGATTCAAATGTGTGTGTCAGTTCGCCATATGTATTCAGTACTGAACAGGTTTTATTGGGGTGTACTTTTAATCGATATGATCCAATTCTGTACCCATCGCGTGTGGGAATACAGATACTGGCATCATTATTGGCTTGTAATTTGTTTATTTCCCGATCGGTCCAGTGTTTGATATAATTGGTTACTTGGTCAACCATGTGGCTGACTTCGGGCGGCATGTGGTCTTGTTTAACGGATTTTTTTCGAGTACGTGATTTGGCCATTGTTGTTTTTACGCAGTAATATATCCTGCTGTGTTAGTTGATTTGCAATCAATTGCTCTCGTTCATTGAGATCTTTTTTTGATATTTGTGGCTCATGTGAGAATCTGCCCAATAGATCTGCTTGTTCGTTCGTGATCGGTACCTGCAGGTTATTGAGTAATTCTACGATTTTCATTTAAAGTGCGTGGCTAGTAAAGTAATTATGCCAGCAATCATGACACCCAATATACTTGTACCTATAGCAATTATGGTTTTATAAGGCCCATTGGCCTTTTCTGTCAGGCTTTCTTTGATATCTATCAGATGCCCTTCCAATTTGTCCATTCGTGCTTCTACGTTTGATAATTTTGTTTCCAAAGCATTGTACCTTTCAGCGCATAACTCTACGTGCGCCTCTAGGCTTTTCTTTTCAATTTCGGTTCCGGCCATTTTTTATTCCTAAATTGGGTGATGCTAGTTAATTGTGTGCCGTAATGGTGTGCCGTAAAGATAAGCCTAAGTGGTGCCTGAGCATCAGTATAATATTTATCTTAGGTTGACTTCTTTAAAGTATATGTTTTTAATACTGCCATAAGGATAAAAGATTGGCAGCATGAATCTAGCAGTTTCGGTCAAATAGGTAATTACTGGCACTTGTTCAAAATCGGCCTGTATTGCGCCTAATTTTTTGTTTGGTAAATCGTATATACCTTCGCGCTCGACTGCCCATTTCCAAGCCCAAACTCGATGATTGCCCGAATAAAAATCGCCAAATTCAAACAGTCTAAGATCATCTATTTCCATTATTTGCGGTTTTGCAATGTGTAACGGTTGTGTTCGCAAACTCATACACTGCAACACTGTTTCCCAATTGCGTTGTTGATTGCGTTCTACATCGTCGGGATCGTTACCGCGAGTGCGGCCAGTTGGCGTGATATCAACCAAACTGAAACCATGAAAGAATTGTAAACCTTGATCCATACATTATTTAGCGGCCAAGAAAAAAGGCACTGTAAAGTGCCTTCATTCTTAGTTTGCAAACTATTAATTTAGTTTGAAGTTGCTGGTTGTTACTGTCAATGCTTGAGCTGCAACGTTGGCACTGATACCGATGTTACCACCAGTTGTAGAACCAGTTGGGCCGTTACCTGTTAATGTTGCACCTGGTAGTGCTTGTAAACGTGTTTGCAATGCTGTTGCAATAGCTGATGTAGTAAGAGGAGCTGCGCCTTGGTATGTGCCACCGTTAGCACCACCTGCACCAGTTGCTTCTAACAACACGCTGATACGATCTGTATCAACTTGATACATTGTAACTGTAGAATCAATTTCAATAGCACGTAGAATTGTTTCTACTGCACCACCTGTTGCCAATTCTGAACTGGTCAATGTTGTACCATTGTTGATTAAAATTTTCAATGCAATGGGAGCTTTTGTAAGACCTGGGGAAACGATGTTACCTAGGAAACCTGCACCACTATCAACGTTAACTACGCCGTTTGCATCACCTGTATATCTTGTCTGAATAGCCATTTTTATTTTCCTTTATAAATGTTTACGCTTTCGCGTATGTAATTATTTATGATCTAGCAAAAAAATACCGGGGTTACTTGTTGAAATGCGCCACCCCGAATACGCCACGATTTACCAGTTTTACCAGTCCCAACGGGGTATTGACTACAAATCCCTCTCCGGCTTTTTTACCACCAGTCCACTGTTCAAATCCAGTAACTTGTCCTTCCAGCTGCTGAGCTAGATTGACTTTTAATGCATAAATTGCGTTCCACACTGCAAGCAGTGCCTGATAGCCTTTGGCATTTTTATAGATGTAGCCGCCTTGGTTTTCGCCTACTAGCAGTCGATACTGTTTTCCGCTGACATTGTGCTGTAACCATACATCAAGTTCTTCGCCAGTTTGCCCGGTTATTTTGTGATTGAAATATTTCTTGATTGCGGCCTGTGCTACACCGTCCATGCCTTTCAAAAACGATTCGGCTTGTGTGGCCAAATTGCCCGAAACTGCTTTTTGTGCAGCACTTACCAATTTTACTGGATTATTTAAAGTGAACCTGATTCCTGCAGTGGGATTTAGCACTGCAACATTGCCACGATTGTCTAGACCGGTTTTGCCGTCCCAGGGTGCACTGTCTCGTTGATGCACCACAATCACACCCACTTTGTTGGCAATCAATTGACCTATAGGTGATCGTGGTGGAATTCTATAGGTAACAGTTGTGGGTCGAAATTCGTACATGCCATTCACTACCGGAGTAGGTCCCACACTCATCAAATCGCCTTTGTAGGTTCCTGGTGCAATCACATCTTCAGCAAGACCGTCCCAGATGGTTTCTATTTTTGCATATAGATCGTTGCGGTCGGCACCACGTGCTTGGTCATATTCGCGCCATTGTGCTGGACTTGTGGGCAACACTCCACGTGCCGGCATGTATTTGTCGGCACAAAAGAATTCGCCTTCAGTTTTTCTACCAAATACCAAGGCAATACCGCCGTCCCATTTGATGCTGATGCTGCCAGGATCGGCGATAACTCCAATCAAGGCCTGTACATATTTTTGTGCTTCAGCAGCACCATCAAATATGGTATCTTCGGGGTGTGGTATTCTTGGGCCTTGATCAGCAGTGGCTTCGGTTAGGGATTCAATAAAACTCAGTTTCATAACACATGTCCCATTTTACGGAACCAGGCTGCAGTACCTGGCATGGGTGCGGCTTCGGGCAAGGTTATTAGTCCTTTGACAGCATCTTGTCTGGCCTGTGCTAGTTTGCTGTCTCGGTCGGGGTCGGCTTCTAGTGCACGTACCATTGAGCCAACACTGTACAAGTCGCTTTCTTTGGCTTTGGGGCCAAGTAAAATTTTAGCAACTTCTTTCATGGTGCGACCAACTACTTCATTGTTATCACGACGCATCAGTTTAGCACCAAATGCATCAAATTTTAAGCCAAGATGTTTGGCAATGCTATTCATCAATATAAAGTTGTGTGCGCCTTTGAACTTGGGATCTGCATACATTCCGCGACGACCATGCTGATGCCAAGGAGCAACAGTGTGCACGTCACTGATCACCATTAGGTCAACTTGTGCATAACCATTGGGATATTCGACTCCAATGCTGACATTGCGTCCGTTTACATTGGCTTCTATGCCTTTTGCAGTAAAATACGTGGCAAGACTTTGTTTGGCAGCCTTGACTGGATCTTTTGCAGATTCGGTTTTAAATAACTTGACCACATCATCGGCATCAACCATTAGGTCAATGTCACCGCTAGGCACTGATTTAAAACCAGCACTACCAATGTCAGTTTCTAAATTTTGCAGTAGTGCCTGTGGCATTTCGCGTTTGACAATGGCAACCACTGCCGGAATGTCTTGCTGGTCTACTGGTTGACTGTCGGGTATTGCATTACCGCCTTCATACAAATACATGTCTTGTGTTCTTTTTACTTTTATAATTTTCAACAATGCGTCGCATTGCAATTCGACTTTCGGCTAAATTGTCATGTTTCAAAATAGTTCCAACATATTTGACAATAGGAGCACTTGCAGGTCCCTGTGCTTTGTGTGCGGCCCAGGCTCGTGCCAACCGATTGGGATCAGCAAAGATACTGTTTCCTGCAGGTTGTTGTGCCTGTGGTTGTTGTGCCTGTGGTTGTTGTGCCTGTGGTTGTTGTGCCTGTGGTTGTTGATTGTCAGTGTCTTTTTCTTCGGCATCGTTTGCATTAATGCCCAACTGTTGGAATACCGAATCAATGATTTGTTTGTTAACACCTTGATCTCTAAGGAATTTGGCAACTTCTTCACTGTCAATGCTGCCATCTGTCATTTTGGCACCAGGGCCTTTACGCCATTGTAACGACAATTTGGGATAACTTATCTTGTTGGCGGCTGCTTCCCAACCTTGACCGGCTGCCTGTTTAATACCGCCTAATACATTTTCTGCACTGTCTGCAGCCTTGCCCATCCAACCTTTAAATTTGTCCCAACCAGCGCCTTCTGTTACCACTTGTGCAAATACAAAATCAACACCAAGCGGAGTTAAAAATACCGGTTTACGATAAGATCTACCTAGCTCTTCATTGAGTACCCACGCACGAACTGTGGTTTTATAATCAATGCATTCTTTTAAAAACGCTGCCGGTAACAAAACACTTTCATTTGCAGCAGCTTTTGCTACATGTTTTCTTGCCCAATCAAGGGCTTTTTCTCCGGCACTAGTTTGTGTGCCCACCATCATTCTAGCATCAGCCGACGGAGCATGATCCTTCATGTAATCTTGTAGTTCTTTGGGATCTATACCGGGAACTTCTTGTCGTATTCTATCAAAATAGGTCTTGAATTGTTCGGCGTGCCCACCATGCGTACCCCAAGTGTTGGGATCAAATTGAAAGTTACCGGATGCGGCACCAGTTGATAAATTTTCTGGTGCAGGTGCCACACTGCCTTTTACTCCTATTTGTCCAGGAGCAGGCGGGGTGTCTTGTACCCAAACACCATCCTTGGTGTAATGACCTGAAGCGGCATTGACATTAGACGGAGGAGGTGCAGCTACTGTTTCTGGTGTTCCACCGGCCTGTCCGGCCTGTGCTTGAAGTCGTGCTACACCAGCATCACCAGCACCTTGACCAGCTGGTGGAACTGCGGCAGTTGCTTGTTCAGGCGAGCCCTGCCATCCTTGCCAGATGTTGTTGTTCATGTCTGAAGGTGATACTACATTTTGTGGAGGAATTTCGATTACCTGCCCGGGCTTGATTACCGTAGTTGTCAGTCCATTGTAGTCCATGAGGTCTTGTGTACTGATACCAGGATATTGTTTTGCAATACCGCCTAGTCCTTGTTTGCCATCGGCAGCTGTTACAGTATAAGAATCCCCGCCAGCAGGAGCAGGAGCAGGAGCAGTAACATCCCCGCCAGTGGTGTTGGTGGCAATTTGAGTAGGGTCAGTTACTGCAACATCGGGATTAGCAAAGTCGGGATTGACTTGACCACGACCGGCAAAGCCCATACTGTCAGTGGGCTGGAACTGTTGTGCTCCGCCCCAATCATTTCCTTGCCCAGCATCAAATCCACCTGTTTGTTCACCGCCCCAGTCAGCACCAGTGCCGGCATCAAAGGCATTTCCAGTCACGGTATTTTCGATACTGTGTATGCCATCTTCAAACGATTTGATAACTCCAGGAGCATAATTTCCTATTTCGCTCACTGCGGCATTAATCAATGCTCCAGAAGCAGCATCACTTGCAGTAGCACCTGCAGCCAATTTTTCCACGCCACGTGCAATTGCCAATGCCTCGGTCGCATGTCCAGCCATGTACATACCACTAACACCGGCCGCAACTGTAAATAAAAATCCTCTTAAATTGGGATGCTTTTTGGCCCAGTCCTCGTAACTGTCCAGTGCTTTCATAACTTGTGGCCCATATGCCTTGGCTGCAGTTGGACTGGTTCGCATCCAGTTACTCAATTGTCCTTGAATGTTATCGATTGCGGTATTGGCAAAATCGGTAACTGGATTGTTCAAAGCTTTTTGTAAAATTGTAGCCACTGGTTTGATTACAGCATCGGCACCTCGACCCAAGAATGTACGATTGTTGCCGCTGGCCGCAGCACCTTGTGCCACCTGTTGAAATATCTGTTCAATTTGTTGTTGTGTTAACTTGGCTTCAGTAATGTAGTTGCCTAAGTTGATAAAAGCTCGTGTAATAGGCAACGCACGCATCTGGCTTTCAAATAGTATTCTTTGTTCAAACAGTCGATTGCGATACTGTTCGCGAGTTTCACGAAGACGCGGATTCATGGCCTGTGCTCGAGTACGCCCAAATCTATCTCGTTGTTGACCAGTGTTGACGTTAACGTTCTGGCTCATTGTGGGATTGATATTGGTTTGTATGTTGGGATTGATGGTGGCGTTTACACCGCCACCTGGTTGTGCCTGTTGTGCTGGTGCGCCGCCACCTGGTTGTGCCTGTTGTGCTGGTGCGCCGCCACCATAAATTTCT